CGTTGCTGCCAACTGTTGACCCCTGACCGAAGACAAGATCGTCCGCAGAGTCGTCCAAGCCTATGTAGAAGTCTTGAGCGTTACCGTCGAAAACAAACTTTGTGTCTTCAGCAGTCCCATCCCCAACGGTGACGGCAGCGGCTGGGAACACTACGGCTTGGTTCTCATCAATTGAGATTGCCGGTGTGGTGCCAACCGTAGATCCAAGACCTATAACAAGGTCGTCCGCCGAATCATCCAGCCCTATGTAGTAATCCTGGGCGTTGCCATCGAAAACGAGCTTGGTATCCGCCGCCGCGCCATCGCCAATCGTAACCGCATCATCGTCTATCGTCATGACACTGTTCGTTCCAACGGTAGAGCCCACGCCAACCACCAATTTGTCGGCGCTATCGTCTAGGCCCACATAGAAGTCTTTCGCGTTGCCGTTATAAACAAGTTTTGTGTCTTCCGCAGTGCCGTCACCTATAGTGACCGCCGCCGCTGGAAACACCACGGCCTGGTTTTCATCAATAGATACGGCAGGTGTAGTGCCAACCGCAGACCCCAATCCAATGACGAGGTCATCTGCGGAGTCATCCAATCCAATGTAAAAGTCCTGTGCGTTGCCGTCGAAAACGATCTTAGTGTCTTCGGCAGTACCGTCACCTATCCGTAAAGCGTCCGACACGTAAAGACTTGCAAAGGCGTCCACAACAGCCGCGCCAGATCCCGCCCCATCGCAAAACACAACAGCCGTGTGGCCGTTAGGAATGGTAATGTTCGCACCAGAACCCTGCGATATGATCGTAGAGTATGGGCCACTAGAAGCAGAGTCCGTCGTTGCATTGATGAAGATGAAGTATGCCGTTGTCGTATTAGGTGCCACGGTGACCGTATTGTTAGCCCCAAGTGCGCCCGTAAACTTAATGACACGAAACATACCGTCTTGAAGGTTCTCGGTGCCTGCACCCGGAGATGCCTCGCGAACCGTTAGCGTGTGCGTAGTGCCGGTTAACCCAACAGCCTTGAATGACGCCACACGGTCTAAGAGGTCCAGGTTGTGATTAGTGGTCGTTCCCCAAGCACCGGACTGCTCACCAGAGCCGATCTTTTCAATGCCAAAGTTTGTTGTAAAATCTGATGCCATCGTACCGTCCTTATGCCGCTATTTGTGTCCAGGTAGGTGTTTGGGATGCATTAATTTCTGTAAACCCAGAGGTCTGTGAATCATCAATCAGATCCCAGATTAGTACAGTGTTAACCAAACCCGCAGCAGACACTCCTTCTACAGAAAAACTAAAGTTGATTTGGGTTGATCCTATCGCACTTGCCGCAGAAACTCCAGATGGAGAAAGAATAGAGTTTGCTATTAACGTCGGGCTTCCAATTGCGCTGGCAGCGGAGACGCCCGTTACACTTACGTTTGTGATTATTAATGGGGTTGCCGTCCCTACCGCGCTGGCGGCAGAAACACCCGTTACGCTTACGCTTGATGCACTTGTCGCAGTTGCCGTCCCTATCGCGCTGGCGGCAGAAACACCCGTTACGCTGAAAGTTACACCCGTTCCCTCAGTTATTGTGGCGCTACCCACCGCACTGGCGGCAGAAACACCAGAAACTTCAAGAGGAATGGACTTATTCCACGCCCCTGAATTCCACGTTCCTCTACTCCAGCCGTAAAGGTCACTATTCGACATCAGGCAATCCGTATCGCCGCGTTGTTTGCATCATTTGCAGGCCACTGGATAGTAAAATCACCTGCACTAGACGATTTAGCCGACGAAAAATCAAACATAGCTACCGCAGGATATGCCGCAGCATTGGTAGTGCCACCCGTACTTGCACCACTCAAAGACGAGTTGTAGATCAACGCACCCATTGCACTGGATATGGTAGAACTGGACCAAGTGCTATCCGCAAAGTCTAAATATGCGGTAGGAACAGCACTACTGTTATCACCTAAAGTAAGGGTAACACTGCCTAGAGCTACTCCTCCAGCCGTATAGTTTGTACCAGAGACTTCGTTGCCAGTAGTGTAGCCCGTAGTATCCGCATCTATGGTGGCACTGTCTGTAAACATAGCCACCTTAAATGTGTCAGCACTTATCGAACTTGAATCTCCGCGACTTGCCGTAGTCCAACGATGAATACCCGCTTGGATTTCCTTTTTGTATGATCCGCACACTGCGGAAGAACCAATAGCCATTACAATCTCCTTATGATCTCAGCCATGTCCTCATGGCCCTGTTGTTTCATCAGAGCCCAGATCGTAGTCCTCTCGCTCTGCGCCATTCTCCCCATGTAGAAGATCAGTATCTCTTTCAGGCGATCCCGGTGCGCTAAAGCCTGTTCTTTGATGACGGGCGGCGCACTCTCGGAAACCGTCATTATCTTATTCATAGCCATTTCGGCCATCTCTTCTGGCGAATGACCCCTGTTCGTAGAAGTAAAAACGAACGGACTTGCAATCTCGGTTGTCGAATCACTATCAAACATTACTGGACATCCCGCCGTAGACGATCATACCGATATTGGTCTCTAGTCTGAAGTCCCTCGCCCAAGTTTTTCACCCACTGCAACGACTCTTGAAACCTGTTGTTATAAAGTTGGAGAAGATCTGCCTCACCCTTCATAAAGGTGTAGGCCTCTACCAAGCTGCCATAAAGAAGGGCCAACTCAGCATTATCACCAAGGTAACTGGTTCCACTTGCTGCGGTTGTTATGGATGTTGGGCGGTAAAGATAATGAAGCTCCATCGTATAGACTTGATCCGGTGTCGGAGCCAGTAGAAAGCTATCACTATCCCAATCCGCATAATACACAGGCGTTCCCGTGGTTGCGGGGTCTGGAGTAAAATCTTGGAGCATCGTTACCTGTTTATACAACAAGAATGTATTCTCGGAGCTACTGACCACACTCAAAGAGTTCTGAGAAAGAAAGTCGGGAGGTTTCGACAAATACTTATTGCCCGCAGTCGTTGATCCCGAAGAGTTCTTTCTGAATACGTCTAGTTGCGTTTCTTTAAGAATGCGCTCTTCCGCGTTCAAAATGAACCTAGGCAACTGACTGACAAACGTTGTCTCGGTATTTTGCGTATAGTCCTGTATCGCTGTCTTCAGCGTAGTAAATGTATAAGCCATGTCACGCACTCACCGTAACAGGACCAGCGGATGCAACTCCGCCTCCTCCTGCCGTATTTCCAGAGGTTGCCGTCTCACCACTCGCAGAGAAAGTGTACGTGTTATCATTAACTTTAGTGATTGAATAACCAGAAGCGGATTCCACGGTTGAAGCGGTAAATCCGTCAAAAGCCTCGACAGATCGAAACCGAACGGTATCCCCGGTAGAACGCCCATGGCTAGGTTCTGTAACGGTAATCGTAGCGGTTCCACTGGTGCCAGATCTGAATGGGTTAAACTTCAATAAAACCGTTACAGCGGGTTCCGTCCTGTCTGGTCTAGCATCCCTTAAAGCTTGTGGATCTGCCGGGGACCGGACTACATCTAACTGTGGTTGTTTGGCTTCAAACTCATCCTTACCGACAAGCATCCCGGTCCACTCTTTCCGCATATGTTTCAGCTTATATGCAAAACCAGAACGGTCCGATATGCCCATGGCATATTTATTAGATGCGTATCTAGACATCAGGATACCGCACTTACAAAAGTATACGAAGGAACAAGGTTGATATTAGCCTTATCTCGGTCCTCGTCTGCGGCCCGCTGAAACTCTTCCTCGTACAGCCCTTTTAAAATCTGGACCCTCTCGGGAGCCCTCTTTAAGGCCATGTAATACGCAAGACCGGCGGTGAGGCACGGATAAAACCGAAAGGGTATATCCAAGGTGTTTATAGAGGTATCCGCATCGTCTATGCGAACCAGTCGGTCATAGATAAATATGTCGGTGCTATTTTCCGGAGCGGGCCATATCTTGACTATAGGCGTTATCTGACGGTCTACATAAAACTGTGTGGGCCGTCCGGTAGTAGATTTGTTTGCAATGGTCAGATAGTCGTCTCGGCTAACCCTGGTTATAGATATGTCCGAGTTGCTGCGCCTAACCACGCCCGACAGAATGTCTACGGTGGACTGAGGATCTTCAAGAGATGCCGTAGACGTGGTGGCCGTGGTTGCCCCGCTTGTCCCACCGGTTATGGTCTCTCCAGAGGAAAAGGTTCCGACAGGAACCGTTAAAGTTAAAGAGGTGGTGGTGGGTTTGGTGATAATAGATGCCGTAGCACCGCTTGTTCCGCCGGATATCGTCTCCGCAATCGAAAAACTTCCACTCGCGGAAACAGACATTGTTATGGCTCCCACCGGATAGTCTGTTATCCCGGAAGCCACCGTCTGACTTACCTGCTTTATGGTCCACCTATTTAAGCCTCGATTGGCCCAATCTGCAAAGAGCAGGTTCAAAGACCTCCTGGCGGTCCTCGCATCGTACCCGGTGCGGAACTCTATTCCACACCTTTCAAAGGCTTCTTCTATGTACTCCGCTACATTCGGTTCAAAGTCCTTGGATCCGGAAACCGCCATTATCCACAGTCCATCTTCTAATACTGTTTTAAACAGTAAATAACTACAGAATAGGTATCTCCGCTGCTATGTCCTACAGTAGTCAACTGAATGTCTCCGGTATTACCTCCAGAAGCGGCCACGTTAGGCAGTCCGCTAATGTCCGAATAATCTAAGGTATCGGAATAATCCGCAGG